CTGGCAGTTAGCATATCAATACGGATAGGATTATAACTTCTCACTGATGTACTATTTCTCAATGGATATTGCTTTGTTTTAATTATATAAATGAGGTATTACGATCTTAATGTTTGTGTTGTAGATACAATCTAACACATAAACTTCTCAACATAGTAATTAAGTGATTTCTTAATTATGCATTTGCAATGAGAATTATCTGTAAACACCGATTACGGTTTTTCGAAATCATTTAGATTTCTTTAAACCAAAGAAACAAGCTGTAGCCAGTAAACACTATTTTCAAGCGCAACTGACCTTCTCTTCCATAAAGGTTTTTAAATAAAACCGAATGGAGTAAAAGGATTTCCAGGCAATTCCTAAAACACAATGTTGTAATTAGAAAGAAACTAATGCCTATGTTAGGAAGCTTATGTATTTTATTTATAAACAATACAAGCATTAAGGCCGGCAATACCTATTTATATTTTTAACTAATATAATAGTCATTTATTTCTTCTAGGAGTTTTCGCTCTCCCTTAGTAAGTAAAGGACCACCAACAATGATGTTGTCATATTTTATAAAATCAGCATCGGCTAATCTTTTGGCTATTATGTTAGACATGTATTTTAAATCAGCAGATATATGTGATAAAGCAGAAATGGCGAATGCGACATCTTCGGCCAGGAACATTTCAGTTTCTTTTCTTAGAGTACATTGCGATCTAAAGGTGGACATAAAGTCATTATCTACACTGATGTTTTGATACTGAATAACGTCTTTGTTTAGTTTAGTAGCGGAGTTCACTTTTTCAAATGTTTCGACGTTTATTCATGAAGGAATAGACATAAAGCTAGATAGCACTGAAGTATGATCGAATATATTAATTATATTGTTCTTTCAAAGATAATATAAGAGATGTATTCAATCTATTTTTTTTATATTTAGTGAAAATTTATTCATTAATGAGATAAATGTGTCAATTGTTAGATTTGCAGAAAAATGTCACACTAGGGTTTCAAAAGAAACTTTTTTTTCATTTCAAGCAAATAGTACACCAAATGGGATAGGAGTAATTTTTATTCCGTCTATAACAAAATTTCTTGCGAATTCAATAGTTGGTCTATCATTATTAGCAGATTGTATAGTTTTGTTTTGATTTACAGTTAATCCGATTGAGTTCATAATATCTAAGTAATTAGAGTATTCTGATTCACTTCCGAAAAACAATAAATCATCTCCAACTAAACAATATCTGTCTTTTGATACCTTGCAAAGTCCATTAATAATAAAGTGATGCATTAGAGACATTATAGGTCAGGATGTGAATAAACCCATACCTTGACCTACAGTGTATCTGACGGGCCGATCTTCATTAATTCCTGAATTCATTGTTGAATATTCTCTGTCTATAATTGACAATCAGTTATTTTTAATTGAAAGACCATTATATCCAAAGTAGTTCATCAATTGTTCAAGAATTAGTGCTTGCAGAATTCTGGGCATTCTATCTGTCGCTGCCGATAGATCAATTGAATAGAATTTGTAAGTATTATTCCGTTTCTTATAATCCTCGCAGTTCATAACGTGATGAATCCCCTTTTTATGATCGAATGTGAAATCACTTTTTATTGATTTTAATATATTGAAAAGAAGAAAGTGGATAGCTGATAGAGCAGTTTGTGATATTCAATCAACATTTGCTATCATTCTTGCTTTTCCACCTTGAGCTGTGAAGTGAAATAAACGGGAATGGATTTTTCCTTCAAAATGATTTGAAGCATTTTTCTCTCCTGATGAAAGCATTCATCATGAACGTTGATTTGATAACGTAGTCATGAAGTGAATGAAATGCTCATTTCCTTTGAAGTTCTTTGCAAGTTCGATTATACTATTGTAAAGGGAAGTGTCTGAGTATACAGCTCTGAAATCATCCAACAGTTTTGTTGCTGATGAACCAGAGTTGGGCGATGAAGCATTTCCAGAGTAGATATACAAGTGTGGTGTAAATGTTTCTTTTTTGTATTCAGATAAGAAATCTTTTAACCAATTTTGTATATTTTCAGCATTAAATAGGTCTTTAGTAATTAAGTTAATATCTTTACCTACATATGGATTTGTGATTGTTGAAGAATTTGGAACAGTTTTCACTTTAAAGAGACGATAAATAGATATAACTGAGAAAATTAAATTTAGGTAAAATTTTCTGTTAGTTTCATCTAGTTTATCAATACTTATAAGTAGTGTTGGTAGGTTATTGAAAACTATGGAACTATCTTGAGAAAACTTTCCTAAATTGAAAGTTTCTAAGCTACTTTCTAAGTACGTTCTTTTTAAAAGGAAATTTTCTAGTAATTTGAAGAATTTTATTATATCAAGCAAATTAATTGTTTGTTGTAATTTCTTTTCTTTTTTTATTCCTAGAAATTTGATCATAGCTGGAGATAAATTTTTATCTTCAGTACTATTTTCTGACTGTTTTACGTTCTTTTCGAATCTGCCTTGAAGCATGTAATAAGTGATGTTATTTAAGTTTGCGATTATATCTAGTAACAATTTATTTATTTCAGGATTCTGAAATTTTGACAATTGCTCTAGATATATTTGAATTGCGTCATGATATAAGGAGTAAAGTGGGAATAACTTTTTGTTTTTTTTCATTTTCTTTTTATCTTCTTTATATTTTAAGCTTTCTGCGTTTAGCCACTTTTGAACTTTATTTAAATTGAGCTTATTTTCAAAAACCTATTAAGTATTTTTGGATTACGCGTAATAAAATAAGTTCTGAATGGGGACCAGCCAGACAAGCTCTTCTAATTTTAGGGTTTTAGACTTAATTATTCAAATTAATTAAAAGATTGCTAAAATTAGGATCCGAAATATATCACTTTTCAAATAGATTGTAATACTAAGGATAGATGGATTAATCATTACTTTCAAGTTATAATACCATGAGCAATAATTAGGATTTCACCTATGAACCCGCAAACACTATTTTTAAGTCATATATATTATGTAGTGAATCTGAAAATTATAGCCCTCCCCCCTACTGATCGCGATTTAAGCTGCATTATTAAGCATAAGACTTATTGCGAAAAATATCCGATGCTCTGGCAGTTAGCATATCAATACGGATAGGATTATAACTTCTCACTGATGTACTATTTCTCAATGGATATTGCTTTGTTTTAATTATATAAATGAGGTATTACGATCTTAATGTTTGTGTTGTAGATACAATCTAACACATAAACTTCTCAACATAGTAATTAAGTGATTTCTTAATTATGCATTTGCAATGAGAATTATCTGTAAACACCGATTACGGTTTTTCGAAATCATTTAGATTTCTTTAAACCAAAGAAACAAGCTGTAGCCAGTAAACACTATTTTCAAGCGCAACTGACCTTCTCTTCCATAAAGGTTTTTAAATAAAACCGAATGGAGTAAAAGGATTTCCAGGCAATTCCTAAAACACAATGTTGTAATTAGAAAGAAACTAATGCCTATGTTAGGAAGCTTATGTATTTTATTTATAAACAATACAAGCATTAAGGCCGGCAATACCTATTTATATTTTTAACTAATATAATAGTCATTTATTTCTTCTAGGAGTTTTCGCTCTCCCTTAGTAAGTAAAGGACCACCAACAATGATGTTGTCATATTTTATAAAATCAGCATCGGCTAATCTTTTGGCTATTATGTTAGACATGTATTTTAAATCAGCAGATATATGTGATAAAGCAGAAATGGCGAATGCGACATCTTCGGCCAGGAACATTTCAGTTTCTTTTCTTAGAGTACATTGCGATCTAAAGGTGGACATAAAGTCATTATCTACACTGATGTTTTGATACTGAATAACGTCTTTGTTTAGTTTAGTAGCGGAGTTCACTTTTTCAAATGTTTCGACGTTTATTCATGAAGGAATAGACATAAAGCTAGATAGCACTGAAGTATGATCGAATATATTAATTATATTGTTCTTTCAAAGATAATATAAGAGATGTATTCAATCTATTTTTTTTATATTTAGTGAAAATTTATTCATTAATGAGATAAATGTGTCAATTGTTAGATTTGCAGAAAAATGTCACACTAGGGTTTCAAAAGAAACTTTTTTTTCATTTCAAGCAAATAGTACACCAAATGGGATAGGAGTAATTTTTATTCCGTCTATAACAAAATTTCTTGCGAATTCAATAGTTGGTCTATCATTATTAGCAGATTGTATAGTTTTGTTTTGATTTACAGTTAATCCGATTGAGTTCATAATATCTAAGTAATTAGAGTATTCTGATTCACTTCCGAAAAACAATAAATCATCTCCAACTAAACAATATCTGTCTTTTGATACCTTGCAAAGTCCATTAATAATAAAGTGATGCATTAGAGACATTATAGGTCAGGATGTGAATAAACCCATACCTTGACCTACAGTGTATCTGACGGGCCGATCTTCATTAATTCCTGAATTCATTGTTGAATATTCTCTGTCTATAATTGACAATCAGTTATTTTTAATTGAAAGACCATTATATCCAAAGTAGTTCATCAATTGTTCAAGAATTAGTGCTTGCAGAATTCTGGGCATTCTATCTGTCGCTGCCGATAGATCAATTGAATAGAATTTGTAAGTATTATTCCGTTTCTTATAATCCTCGCAGTTCATAACGTGATGAATCCCCTTTTTATGATCGAATGTGAAATCACTTTTTATTGATTTTAATATATTGAAAAGAAGAAAGTGGATAGCTGATAGAGCAGTTTGTGATATTCAATCAACATTTGCTATCATTCTTGCTTTTCCACCTTGAGCTGTGAAGTGAAATAAACGGGAATGGATTTTTCCTTCAAAATGATTTGAAGC